TATTTCAGCACCAATATTTTTAAATGCAGCAGAACCTACATCAACGGTACTTAATTGTCTTTGTAATTGTACAAGTTGTGAGTTTAAAGAGTTTAATGTAATAGCACCTATTTGTTGCTCTACACCAACTCCGAACCTTTTTAATTCACTTTGAGCTGCGTTTAATTGGTTTTTTAAATCACCAATTTCGGCTTCGAGTTTAACTATTATCGTTTCTTCCATTATTACTCAATGTGTTTAGTAATTCTTCTTTTTTTTCTTTAGTTGGTAGCTTAACTGGCTTTTTTTGAAGTATCCTATACTTATCAGTCCATAATGGAATAATATCTTTTGGTTTCTTTTGGTGTTTTTTTTCTACTTGTGTGTTAAGTATATAACTCATTAATACTCTTGTTTTATCCCACTCATTAGCATCCTTTTTAGCACAATAAATTATATACCTAACATAATCTACAAAAGTCATTTCCCAAAAATCATTTGGCATTAATCCCAAATTGATAATTGCGTTGTCTAATACATCATTCCAAGTTACTTTTTTTTTTCTGCTTCACCTTCACTCATTGCTTTAAACGCATTTAACATTTGTTCAGTCATTAAGACTACACAAGACATAAACTCTTTTATCACTGTTAGCTGGTCAGCATAACCCATAGAATCTACCCAACTTTGGATATCTTCTAAAGTAAAATCTACTACCTTTTTGTTTGAACGATAAGCACCAAATAACCCACAATAAATTATATCTGCAGTCATATCTAACTGGCTATAATTATCATCAAGTTGTTTTAAATTACCTATATCAACTCCAGTCAATTTAGTATACTTCTCTAAAGCGTAATTACCAAATTTCAACTGCTTTACTTCTCCATTGAGAGTAATTTCTATTATTCCTGTCATAGTTTGTGTTTTTAATTATACGATTGTAGCGAATGTAGGTGCGCCTGTACCTGCAAACTCAATAGAGTAAGTAGTTACATCTTCCATAGGTGCTGAAACTTCGCAAGAAGTAATGTAAGCACTTTGTGAAACTGATTTATCACCTACATTATTATCAGTCCAAACAATAGCAACCAAAGTTCTATTATTGTATACTGTAAAAATATCAGCTAAATCTTTATTCGTTGCAACAAAGTCTGCAAGACCTTCTGCTGAATAAGTAATGTCTCTTAATCCTGGCATAATCTCTTTCCAACCTAAACTTTCTTTAGAAGTTGTTTCGAATACATCCTGATTCATTGACATAGTAACATTGGTTAATTCTGCTAATTGCGTACCATCCATTTTTAAGATTTGCGCTGTGCCGTTGTAAACTGCCATATTATTTTATTTTAAAGTTAATTAATCTGTTATTGTGTAAGTTCCGCTAAAAGAAACAGTATAAGATACCACATCTTCCATTGGAGCGTTTACTTCTATACTATCAATATATGTTAAGCCTGTATAATAACCTTGTGGTATTACAGGATTAGATATTAGTATGTTAATAGGTGTTCTTGCATCGTAAGCAGCAAACAAAGTAGTTATTCCTGTGTCTGAAACTCCTTCATTAAAATCAACCAAAGCATCAGCCGTAAAAGCAAAATCTCTTAAACCTGGTAATGCTACCGAATAACCTGCTGATTGCTTACAAGTAGCATCTATCATAGCATCGTTTAATGTTATAGTTACATTCGTTTGACACATCAAAGGGAAATTTGAATCTGCATCGTAAAGTAAAATATCCGAACCGTTTAAAACACTCATATTCCTTGTTGTAATTTAAAAGTAAATCTTATTAATCTCCTCACTAAAAGCCCTGTATCTATTAGTTGCTCTATTGTATTCGTACTCTCCATTAGTGTTCTGATTACATACCAATCAGGTAATAAATCTAAATACCCATCTTGCCTTGTTCTAACCAACTCCATTACTTCATTTGATATTCTATCTGATAGTAACTTACCACCAAAAGAGTTATCAAACCTCGTACCTACTTCAATTAAAACACTTACTTCTTGACCATATGCTTGTTTACTACCTTCTCCTAATTCCGTAGAAACAAAGGTAGAAAGTAAAATATATGGTTCAGTCGCTGCTGCTAATACTGATGCCGAATCAAATACAGGTACTTCTTGTAGGTCTATAACGATTGCACCGCTTAACCTTTCGTAAAGTTTTTGTCTTATAAGTTCTCCGACATCTTTCATTCCACAAATTTACGATTTATTTACTAATAATTTTAGCAATATCTTTCATATCTTTAATAAATTCTTTCCTGTATTTTAAAAAAGCTGGTATTAAGAATGGTTGTGCAGGTACTCTACCTTGTCCATTTACATAAAAAGTCATAGCATAAGATTTAATTTCATTAGGCATACTTGATAAATAAGATTTAGCAAATTGACCTGTACCAAACTCTACATAAGGAGCATAATCTACACCACTTCCACCAAAACTAACAGTACCAGTAAGGTCTGTAATATTCTTTTTACCACTTGCTGATAATTTATTTAGTTTTTTTGGTACTCTTGAAACTGCTTCAGCATAAATTTCATTAGTATTTCGAGTTACTGCAGCTTTAGTTAAAGTAACTACTCTTTCAGGCAACTTATCAAACTTCTTTAAAACACTATCTAATCCTATTAAAGCCATTATACAACAATAAACTTGTTATCTTCAGTCATTAAAAATTCGTAGAACTCGGTAATTAAGAAAATAGTAGGGTCAATTAGTCTTCCTAAAGTAGTCATAATAACTATTTCTTTTTTACGCTCATCAGTTACTTGGAATGCTTTTATAATATACTCGCCACTATTGTAAACTATTTTATTGATTTGAGATAAATTAGGATAGTCATCATAACGAATAGTAAACTCGTAGATATTGTCTAAAGATATTTTACCATCTTCTAAATTTCTAAAGCCTTGTTTTGCTCTAATCTTTGCCCAAACTACCTTTTGGTCTACAAATGTACCAAAGTAACCACCTGTACCATCTGCGCCAGTCTGTAAAGTTTGTATTGCGATTTGATTCCTTAAAACTCCTGCCTTCATTAGATACCAAATAAAGTGTTTCTGCAATATGGTTGTGCTTGTCTTTTAGCATCCGAACTTAACTCGTAAGCTTGGTCGTAAATAGAGTAATTTTCCCTATTCTCGTAATCAGTAGACACTTGTTTTAAAATGGCTAATTTTAAGCCCTTAGGAGCGACTGCAAAGCCTGCCTCGTACTCTATTGTCAAACCAACGGTAGAATAAGCCTCAAGCATCTTATATTGCAATCCACGAGCAGTATATTCCAAAGCTACATCATCATCATTTACAACCGAATCAATTAAGGTAACTGGACCATAAGGAATCTCCTGTGGAATGTGAAAGTAAAACCAATAAGCCCTTAAAGTTTTTTCGCCTAAAGATAGTCCTGTAAACTTCTCTATTCGCTCCCTTGCTGAAGTTATTAGTTCTTCTATTAAGTCATTCTCCGAATCCGAAGAAATACGCATATAGTCTTTAGCCTCTTGTAAGGTAACAGGCTCGGTTGTTAAATCGGTTACAATTTCAATTTGAAATTCACTATTTATCATCTTCTATTATAGGTTCTTGTATTGTTAAAACTTTTTTAAGTTCAATCAAAGCATCAGCAATAACTTTTGCATCACTTAAATTAAATACTCCTTTTTGTGTTGCGATATCAAGTCCTTGACCTACTATCGAATATATTTGTTCGTTGTTCATAATTCAAAGATAGTAATTACATAGATGAATGCGAAACTTTACGCCATCCACTTCCATCATAAAAACATAAAACTGCTAAAGTAGTGTTGTAAGCAATTAAACCATTTGCAGGCGAACCAATAGCATTTATTTGTGTTGTTGTCATTCTCGGAACTAAAACCCCTTGTGTTGTTGATTCTATTGTTAATTTAGAAGATGCAATATCTGTGTTTGTGCTAATTAAAACATTACCTGAAAAAGGTTGTAATACTAATGGCTTTGCACTATTTCCTTGCCATATTGATTGTAAATAACTATAATTTGATGTGGTATCAAAACCAATTAGTAACACTTTCTCGGGAACACTTGCACCTCTAATAGTTATTTGACCATCCCCATCCTGATTAAATACATTATTTGCTTTTAATGTTGCTTGTGTAGCCGTTACCGAAGAAGAAAAAGTTGCTGCTTTATCTCTATCAATTCTTAAAACATTAGAATAAGTATTCCCACTTTGTGTTGTTGATATTCCAAGAACAAAATCTCCATAATCATCAACATCCGAAGTCATTTTCCAAGACCTACTATTTGCATTAACACTTGTAAATTTTGAAACAAAACCTGAATTACCACTTGTATCGGTATTTGATAAACTAATTATTTTATTATTTATAAGAGTATCTCCATTAACAACTAACTTGTAGCCCGAATCTGTCGTTGTGCCGATTAAACAATTTCCACCTGCAGATAATCTCATTACTTCTCCAGCAGCGTTATTAAACTTTAACGGTCCTTGACCACCATTTGCCCAAGAATACGAAATTGTTGTTCCTAATCCACCAGCAGTACCATCAGTTGTAATAGTAAATAAAGAATTATTAGTTCTTAAATCTAAAACTCTTGCAGCATCAGTTCCGTAATCTCCAATATGAATATCTCCAATAACATTTAATTTTGAAGTTGGAGTTGCAGTTCCTATACCTATTGCAGTTCCACTATCGTAAACCAAAGAATTTCCTAAAGCACTTGCTCCTGTAAACTTTGGTAAGTAATTAGTAGTTCCTGTGCCTGTAATAGGATTTGTTAAAGCGTTTTGCTTGTTATTAAATGTAGTCCAATCCGTAGAACTTAAAGCACCAGTTGTTGAACCACTTGCTAAAGCTAAAGATAATGCTTGAGTAGATAAAGATAAACCATTTGCAGTTCCCAAAGTTACCGCATTATGTCTTGCAGCAGTATTTGCAGCTACATTAGAATTAGCATCAACCCTTGCCTCTGTATAATAAAGATTTGTACCTTCAGTTATGTTAGAAGTAGTTAAAGAAACCGCTCCTACTAATCCGTTTACCGAAACAACCGAATCAGTATTATCAACTTTTTGCCAAGCAGTACCATCAAATATTGCCCAATCTCCAACATTCCAACTTGTAATACCGTTTAGATTTGTTGAACCTGCAACACTTACAATATAATAATATCCTTGTGTACCTACCGAACTTGTTAAAGTTGGTGTATTAGTTGAAGCATCCCAAGTTCCCTTGTAAATTGTTCCACCTACTAAACTATTTATTTGATTTTGTACTTTACCAAAAGCATCCAAGATTGAATCAGTAGCTGATACCGAACCTCCTGTAACATTTAAGCCTGTAAGTACCTTTCCTATTACTGCGCTATTTGTTAGCGTTATAGAAGAACTGCCTGGACCTGAAGCCGAAGCCTCGCCTGTTAATGCAGTAATATAATTACCTGCCGTTTGTTTATTGTTGAAAGTTGTCCAATCTGTTGAACTTAAATAACCATTAACAGAAGCAGTTGCTTGTGATATAGAAAGAGCATTTGAACTAATTGCTAAAGGAGCAGAAGCACTTGATATTCTTTCGTTATAAGCAGTATTCCAAGTAGATTGAGAAGCATCCGTAGGCAAAGAATAACCAGCAGCCATACTTAAAGCCAAAGTTCCACTTGTTGTTATAGGAGAACCCGCAACACTTAATCCTGTTGGTACACTCATTCCAACCGAAGTAACCGTACCACTATTTAAGTCCGTTCCATTTATCCAAGCAGTTCCGTTGTATTTTAATACTTGACCATTCGCAGGACTTGTTAAAGTTACATCCGAAAGTTGAGTTAAAGAATAATCTCCTTCAGTAGCTACAACCGCTCCTGTTCTTCCGAACACCGAACTAACTGCATCTGTATTATCATCAGTCCAAGAAGCAGTAACACTACCGCCATCTTGTTGATTAAGAGTTAAAGTTTTTGTTGTTGTTCCTGTAACCGCAGCACTTACGATAGAATCATTAAATGCCGTATTCCAATTACCTGAATTATCAGTTAAATAAGAAATAGTTCCTGCCGTAGATTTAACGATTCCTGTACCACTTAAAGTAGCTTGGAAATCAGCAGAAGATAAACCATCTAATAAATCAGCGTTTAAGTTAGTTACTTTAGTTGTTGAAGCAACCGAAAAAGGCGCAGTTCCAGTAGCAACCGAAGATGCTAATTGTGAAGTAAAGGTCTTAATACCTGCGATAGTTTGATTGCCTGTTA